TCGAGTCAGGGAGTCAACGACTCAACCTCAGCGATGTAGCGGATCACGTTTTCGGAGAACCCGTCGATCCGAGTCCACGATCCGCCGGCCACGCCTCGCTCGTAGGAGGCGACATTGATGAGGTAGGCCCGATCAGCCACTGGCGACGGCACCCAGTCATGCGACTGCTCATCAGTGATGACGATCAGCCGGTCGTGCGGGATGCGGTTCACGAACTCGACCGCCGCGCCGAGATAGGTGCCGCCTGCGGGCTGCGACCGAATGATCGCATCGATGCCTGCCATGCCCCGCCGGGGTGGCGCCTCGACGACACCCTGCGAGAATGTGAAGACTTGGAGGTCATCGCAGGCCAGGATCGAGGCCAGCGAGGCCGCTGCGTCGATCCGCATGAGGTCGGACTTCGCCGAAAGCGGCGAGTGCATCGAGCCCGAGACGTCCACCAGCACAATCGTCTTGCCGCCCAGCACAGGAACGTCCACCAGCGAGGCCAAGAGCGCCGTGTCGAGTGTCGGTTCGAGTTGTGGCACGGCCCGAGCGGCTGCGACGTAGCGGAACGGCAGCATTCGATGAGCGCCACGACGGGCCAGGATTGCATTGCGGACGAGCGACAGATCGCAGCCAGCCTCAACCATGTTGCGAAGGTTGCGAAGCAGAGCCAGATAGCCGAGCGACCCCTCGCGGATCAGTCGCTCGAACGTCGCTTTCTTGTCCGCTCCAGCCGAGAGCGCGACCTCCCAGGTGTCGGGAGCCGCGAGAGTGCCGTCGATCAGAGCCTTCCAGGCCGCCGCTTGCTCGTCGCTGGCGGGCTTGGCGTGGCAGAGGAACAAGACGTCCCTCAGTCGCACCGTCTCGTCGCGGTTGTACTTGGCGAGTTGGTGGGCATCGAACTTGCGAAAGCCCCTCGCGAGGCCCTTCTTGAGTTGGTTTGAGAGCGGTTGCCTCTCGCTCATCCAGTAGAGCGACAGGAGTTCGGCCAGTTCGTCGGCTCGCTGGATCACGGCCTCGATCGTGTCGGCCACCATCGGGCCTTGGCCGTGCCGCACGACCTCGCGAGCGAGGAGCAGCGAGACATGGCGAAGGTGAAACTGCGTCCTGGCTTCGATCGCCAGTGAGGCGATCTCGTGCGGCGGCACTTCGCGGCAGAGTTCGACGATGCGAGCGGCGATCGAGTCGCCGTTTTCGTAGAACTCGCCCTCCCACAAGAGGCAGGAGAGGACGCTGCGCCGTAGCCGACTCAGCGGAGACTCGACGCGAGGGGCGGGCTTGACGTTCGTCTTCACGTTCGAGGTCTCCCTGGCGGCGAAAAAAGAAAAGCCCTGCCGAGATCAAGCGAGTGCGGCGTTCACTCTGCCAAATAGAAGTAGCCGAACTCTTCGCTACGGCGGGGCTCAGTGAGTCGCGAGAACAAGCGGCTCCAGCGTTTTCTTTTCAGCGAAGTATCTGGAGCCTTCGCTACGCGGCTCAGGTCGTCATTGTACGGACACGCTATCTCAACGCAACTGGTTTTACTCCCCCCAGCCAGTCGTTGAGCGAGTCGGGCGAGGTGTAGCCAGACTTGCGGAAGACTTGCCGCTCGTCTTGGATCGCCACGAACGTCGGCGTGACCGTGACGCCGCACTTCTGGGCGAGGCCGGGCTTCTCTTTGACGTCCACAACCACGATCCGAACGTCGGACTCGATGCGGCCGCTGCGAAGATCGTCCTTAAAGGAGTCGCACGGCGGGCATCCGGCAGCGACAAACGCGATGACGAAGACGGCGTCCACGGTCAGTCCACCATTTTGACGCGAATGCCCCGTAGTGGGGCCGAGAGAATCCAGATCGACACGAGGCAGGCGAGCGAGTCGGCCCAGGTCAGATTGGGCTGACCCAGGAGTTTTGCCGGGCCAGCGTTCCAAGCGACTGACAGGATGAGCGATGAGATCATCCCGACTGTGACCGTGACCATGCAGATGCCAATGAAGCGGCCGATCGTCTCCGGCCAGTCAGTCGCCGTGCTGCTTGTCGTGTCCATACAACTGCTGCCTCCTGCGGATTTCTCTCTCGATGTACCAGACCGCCTTCTGGAGGTCTTCGACGTCGGCCCCCTTGTGGTCGCATCGCCACAAATACTTCGCGGCCGTCGCGACGTTGAAGCAGGGCCAGTCCTCGATCACATCGATGCACTCGATGCCCTTCGGATGGGCGTTGTAGTGCTGCGGGTGATCGACGTTCGACATGACCGCACAATGTACGGACACGACAAAAGCGGTCAAGCAGTTTTTCGGCTCGGCTTTTTCTTCGGCCTGTGCGACTTGCCCAGGTCTCGCGGTCGTCCGCCCTGTGAGCCTGTCCGCATGTACTCGCGGATGTTCTCCTTGGCCGACCGCTCCTCGACCGCCCAGGCGTTGTCGTTGAGGCGAAACCCCTTGAGCCGCCCGTCGGCGAGCATCCGAATCACCATGCCGTCGGTGACGCAGACGATCTCGCAGGCCTCGGGGACGGAGATGTACTTCTTGCATAGCCGCTCAAACTCCGCCGGTGAGTGCGGCTCTCCGGCGACGGACTCGTGGCAGACCATCAGCCCCTTGCTGGACAGTGGGAGGGCCAGGAGCGTCCCCCGCACGATCCGTTTCATGACGGCCACCCTGGAGATGCCCAGGATCGTGGCCGCCTCTTGCACCGAAATCGGTCTCTTCATGGCAGTTCCTCCTCTGCTAGGGGGTGATCATCTCCAGACTTCGGGGTCAAATCAAGGCCCCGGTTTCCCGGGGCCTTGAAAAGTAGAGTGGCGGGGACTACAGTTCAGTCGAACAGCAATGGATTCCCTGACTGCTGTGTCCATCACGCACGGAGGAGGCAACATGATCGTCACGATCGATCACATCGACCAACTTTATGTTCTCCAAGAAGCCATCGACGACTTTGTTGCGAAGTGTGACCGCGAGAAACACTGGCGGGCCGTCGAGGCCGCCGAGGCTCTCGCCGCACAACTGCGAGAACTGTCGCAATCGTCGCAGCCGTAATTCCTGCGGCGACTTTTTTGACTCAACCCCCTCTCATGACGAGTGGGAATCCCTCGAACGGATTCGCATACTCCCCCGTGCGCGGCCCCCCGCGTCTTTGGGATAGATGGAGGAATGCGCCGTGGCCGCTACGCTTACTGAGTTTTTCGCGAACGTCTACCGTCCGCTGCGGCTTCGAGGCCGGAGCAGCAACACCGTCAGGCTCTACGGCAACACGATCAAGCAGTTTGCAAACTTCCTTGGCCGCGAGCCGACAGTCGACGACCTGAACGACCTCGAAGTCTCTCGATACCTGGAACATCGAGCCAGCACTCGCTCGCCGTACACGAGCGAGAAAGAACGCAATCAACTCTGCTCGCTCTGGCGATGCGCCGCCGACCGCCGCGTCGTTGCCGATCGGCCGTGCGTCCCGCAGGCGCCGTTGCCTATCCGTGTCCCGCAGGCCTGGAGCATCGACGAGTTGCGGCGGCTGCTCGCCGTGGCGGCAGTCGCGAAAGGCAAGATCGGCGACGTCCAGGCTCACGTTTTTTGGCCGGCATTAATTTTGACGCTTTGGCAGTCCGCCGAGCGAATCGGCGCGATCCTCGCCGTGAAGAAAGAGGACTACCAGCGGCCTCGCATTCTTGTCCGTGCTGAATACCGGAAGGGTGGCAAGCGAGATCGGCTCTACACGTTCACCGACAACGCCTGTGACCTGTTCGACGCGATGGCGAAGTCCAGGAACGGCCCGCACCTGTTCGAGTGGCCCAAGACTCGCCTCTATCTGTGGAATCGCTTCGGCAAGTTGCTCGACAAGGCGGGGCTCGGCGGCGGCAGTCGATGCAAGTTCCATCAACTTCGCCGCAGTGCCGCCACTCACTACTGCGCACGAGGCGGAGACCCCACGGCCCTGCTCGATCACAGTTCGCCCAGGATCACCAAGGCGTACCTCGACCCTCGCTACATCGACACTGGCCCGAAGCCTTGTGACGTCCTGCCGTCTATCGACTAGCGGGAGGCTCGGGCAGCGGCATCCAGTGGCTCACCGACGACGCTGGCGACAGAGCCAGTGCATCGCAGTCGCTCTCCCAGTACGGGCCGCCGCCGTCTCGCTCAAGGGATGCGATGGCAACGACCCCCAACTCGGGGGCGAAGACCAGAACGTCGACGCCGACTTCCGGAAGTGTCTCGATGTCAGTCCACATAGGGCCGCCCTCCCTCTATCGAGGCATGGTACGCTGCCGCATCGTCGGAGGCCACCTCCTGGTCAGAGTC